TCGCAAACCTATTACCAAGGCGATGCTGTGCCTGATTCAGCAGCATCAGTCGGTGCAATTCCTAATTTCTCAGATGTGACGAGCACGGCCGCCGGCACCAACACTGGGTTGGCGGGGACGCTGTCGACCTCGGGTGTTCTGACAATTACCCCAGGTGCAGCAGGCACGAGTGCATTAGGCCAGACAATTGTGGAGCTGACGACGAAGTAGATGCGTGCGGTCTTTCTGCTTTTGTTGCTGGCACCTGCACCAGCATTAGCCATACCCGTGGTTCCAAATTTCACAAGCGGGGTTTTGTCCAGCAGAACAGAATCAAAGACCAAGGTGCTGGAAACAATCACCAGCCACTCGTATCGCACTGGCTACGAATACTCTGCGGCAGGCGTAGGCCTTAATGCGTCAGGCCCAGTCAATCCAACTGGCACAACACGGCAGACTGTCATCATCCAGGGTGCTGGCACCAGCCAGCTGGGCCTGGACATGTCGACACGTCCGACCTGGTCGCTGGCCACACCCGGCGGTGCGTTTCAATTCGCGGAAACGTACACGGCGCCTGGGCTTGAGTCCGTCACGATTATCCAGCGTGAAACCAACAGCGAAACCATCGTTGATTCCACCAGCACATTTAGCCAATGAAACGCATAGCCGCTAGCTTGTTTCTTTTGTTATATCCAGCGCAGGTAAATGCGCAGGTAAATGCAACAGCAAGTCCAATCTCAAATAGTAGCGGCTCAGTGGTTAATCAGGCCGTGCAAGTAACACCTAGTGCGCAACATAAGTATCACTATGGGTCAGGTATTACATGTGATGGACCAACACTAAACATATCTCCGTTCTTATCAACAACTAACAGCTGGGCACAGCCATGGGAAGAGACGTACAACGAACCTGTTTATGACAACAGTGACAACTTTGGGCTGATTGATCCTGAGACTGGCTTATCTGGACCCGATGGAATTCCTGATAACCCAGGCGCGGTCTTGTTCTACAAGCCAATACGCACGGCACAAAAATCAAACTTCAGTATCAACGGTGGTATTACTGCCACCATCAGCATTCCCCTGGGCCGTGAGCCCATCGAGCTGTGCAAGCAAGCGGCCCGCCGTCAGGTCCAGCTGTACGAACAGGCGCTGGCTGACAAGCGGTTGAACTACGAGATTGCGAGACTTAAAGCATGCTCGACCGCCCTGCGTGAGGGCTATGGCTTCAGTGAAACCAGCCCGTTCCGTGCCATTTGTGCTGACGTAGTGCTCAAGCCCATACCTGTTGAGCAGCACACGCACAGATTTATTTACCCGTCATCCGACGCAAAGCCATCAGTGCGCGACTCCGATCTCGTTGCGCCAGGATCCGCTCCCTCACCGATACCGGTTTCTCCTTTTTAAGCAGCAGCTTCTTTACCACCTTCTTGGTCACAGGCTTAGCCAGCTTCTGCAAGATGGACGCCAGTGGCTTGCTGAAGATGGCAACAGTGGTAGCCAGGGCTGCGGTTAGGGCGACGCTGACCGTGGGCCCTGCGTCAGGGATGTAGTTGCCAATGACCTGGCCAATGGGCGCAGGATCCCAGATCTTTACGCACTCACCGTCGACTAACTCATACCCAGCCAACACCTTCGTACCGATTTTGTTCCAACTGCCTAAGGGATCAGCGCCAAACGGAGGACACGGCTGCTCCCTTGCCACATTGGTTGTGTCGGGAACTGTCGAGCCCGGCGTCTGTGGAAGAGTGGGTTGTGCCGGAGGACTAATCACCGCCTCCGGCTTTTTTATGGGCGTTGCTGGTGGCTGCACCCATGTGAACTCACGGGGCCGATAGTCGAGCGCCTCGAACGTAGGAACATTGCCTTGGCACAGAGTTACGTTGCCCTTTGGGTCAGTTGTAAACGCATCAGTGCCACTGCCTGAGTTGATGCGGGCACGGACGCACCCCGGCATATCAATCACCGGCCATACGGCTGAGGTAACAGGTGCCGCAGTTGGAAGAGACGGTGGCGGTATGACGTAGGGCGCAATGATGCGCGGCGCACCTATCTCTCCAACTGTTAGCTCTGGTATCTCCGGCACTACGGAATAATCGGCACGGCAGGGCCAACACCAGTCGGCGCCTGGGGCAAGGCTTTGTCAATCTGCACAGGCATCATGTCTGCCATCGACTGCACCAGCTCTAGCTTTAATTCGCTGATGTATTTGTTGGCAAGAGATGGCAGCTGCATGTAACCAGCAGTGCCGATGGCCAGCGTTCCCGTCGAAACGACGAACCCCACTGTGCCCAATAAATTAAAAACCTTTTGCATGGGTAAAAAGCAGAAAAGCCCCGGAGGTGTCACGGGGCTCTTCTCTCGTGTGAGGAGACCCCCGAGGGGGTGCTCAAGTTATAGCCTAAAAGGCCCAGTCCAGCCCAAGCTTGGATCCGACGGTAAGTTCGTCACCGGTAATGCCGCTGAGTTCTCCATAGACGCTGACGTTGTCGTTGACTTTGACAGAGCCACCGAATTTGCCAGCGAGTTCCAGCTCCTGATCAGCACCTGATGGCATCACAATGGCAGGACCACCTTGGATGTAGAAGGAATAGGTGCCATCGGATGTGCGGTAACCCACGTCAGTTGTGAGCGTGCCGCCCAGGGCCTCATTGCCGTAAGTCGCACCGTTGTACTCAGGATTGACGTAGATCTCGGAGCGGGCAGGTGATCCCAGCGCAACTGCGGAAGCGGCGACACCACTCGCAATTAGAAGTTTGATCATGTGGAAGAGTTTGTACGTTTTCCGTGGCCAACATAGCGATTTAACTTTCAGCCAGCTCAGGCCATGCAGTTGCTAGTGCCGGATTGGCAATCATCACAGGGGTGCCAGCAATAGGGTTGGCGACGGTCACAGTTTCGCCGCTCCGTGTTTCTTCAATCGTGTCAGGATGCACGATTCCGTTGCCTTCACTGTCTGTTTGCTGCACCTGGGCGCTGCCTTTAAACAGTTCACGCAGTTGCTCAACCGTGGTGCAAGCGTTGATCTCTGCCTCGCGGGTGTTGCTGACTGTGCGCATGGCTGCGCGATAGGTCGTGTAGTTGGCAGGCTTTGCCGCCTTGAACTCAGCAAACGACGTGGCTTCGTCAAGCGCTTTGGTTACAAGTTCGTCAGACAGACGCAAGACAGACGCGCAATGATTTTTAGTGTCGGCAATCTTCTTTGCTTTTAATTCGTCTAAATTTTTAGGATTGTCAGGCGACCAATAGTATTCCTGATCGTAATAAGCGGGAGCAACGTCGCTCACCATCGTCACGCCGATGGATTCCCTGGTCGCAATGTCAGTTGTAAGGATATAGCCAGCAGGAAATTGTCTGCCGTCTTGGTGAACCCATGCCTTGTTTGGGTTGAGGGTGATGCCGTTGTGAACAAAAGCCATGGGTTAAATCCAATAGTGTGAGGTTAACGAGCAAGCCCGCCATTGACTTGGAACGGGTTTTCAGCTATGGCCCAATACATGTATGCTCCTCCAGAAGCATTTGTTGTTGCACCATTGCCTCGCAATTTAAATCCGTTAGACAAAAAGTCTACGTTTGCTACAGGCGTTATTGATTGCTCAGCAGTGGCTGTATTTGGCTCAAGCCATTTGTAAGTCTCGTTATAGCCATCACGTTTGTTGTCAACAATTACCCAGGAACCAGTTGAGTTTGTACGTTTGATCAAAAGAAATGCCACTGAATGTGTTGTATGCACAAAAGGACCATTGGCAGATCCATTCCCTACATAACTGCCGAAACTGCTAAAACCCTCGACAGGCGCAAAGCAGTAGGCAATAAAATTATTACTACTTTGATTAACAGCTTGATCACTTACGCCAAACACAGAGTTTGTCGGTGTTGAACCCCAAGTACCCGACCAAGATGCTTTAGCGTCAGTTCCATTTAAGTACAAGTATTCGTTACTATTGAAACCTTCAAACCAAACAACCCAGTATTCGGAGGAACGATCTTTACAAATGACAAGACTCGGCGTGGTATTTAAATTGTGGCCCACGCTATCTGCAGAGCCCGATCCAGTGTAGGAAACAATGCTGACCCCAGCCTTTTGAGATGCTTTGACAGTTGACTGGATAGTGCCGTCAAAGTTAGACGCACCAGCAGTGCTATTTGTGTTTGCCTGCCCGCCCATCCCGCTGTGCGCGCTGCAATAATAATGAAGCACCGGCGCACCAGAAGCGACCACAATTGTCGTCTTTGCCCCTGCGCTGCCAGGCGTTCCAGTAGCAGTCACACCTGTGGTGTACTCACTGCCGCCGCCATGCGTTCCATTAGAAGTTGTAGAAAACCTCAGTGGGTGACCTGAGTTGCTGCTGTCTGATTGATCAAAGACGTAAGTGCTGCCCTCCTCAAGGTCAAGCGTCACCGCACTGGTGCCGAAGTCGTCAAAGCGATACTTGTTGCCGCTGTCGCTAACAACCTTAACGGTGTAGGTCTTGTTGCTGTTCGCCCCGGCGCTCCATCCCCATACAACTGAATTGTTGCCGGAGCTGTTGTACGGCGATCCTATGCCGATCGTGACGCCATCGGAGTCAAACGACAAAACACCTCTGCCAGACGATTCAGTGCTTTCTGCTGCTGAACTTGATGGCTTTAGGACTTTACTAGGCCCACGAACAGAATCATGAAGCACATGATGTTCAGCAAAGTTTCTTACTTTTGACCAGAAAAGATCGGGCGAAAAACCAAACGTTAGTTTTTTAGAGGCTTGCCCATCAGAGGTATAGGTCACCGCATCAAACGCCGTCGAAGGATCGGCAATTAGCGGAGTGTCAAAGTTCTGTGTGCATAGCGCCTTGTAGCCAGATACGGGATAAGACCATGGCCTTTGTCCAAAATTTACAGTGGTTGTATAGCCGGGATAACCAGGAATAAATGGGAAATATGTTCCAGTTAGACCAGTGCTATTAACACCCTGGCTAACGCCGTTTTTGTAAAAGGTTAGAGATCCTGCATCGGCATCAAAAGCAACACCAATTACATCACCACCAGTAAAACTGGCGGCGTAAGAAACGTTGTTAGTCTTGCTGCCATTTTGCCAATATGTAAATTCGTTTGTTGTATCGTACCCAGGTTGAGCAGTACCGATAATAGAGGAGGCGTTTGCTGTTGCTATACCAATATGGTTGTATCCGGGAGTAGAACTAAAAACAGCTTCGTAATACCACTTTCCGGTTTTTGGGTAAGCCATAGTACCGAGACATGCTGAAGTCGCGGTAGTAGTCCCGCTCTCTAAATTGCCATTACTAAGGGTGTGGTTAGATCTTTTATTGAGTGGGTTTTGTACGCAGAAGTTACCACCGATGTTTGTCCCGTCGTCATAATTGGTTGGTGAATCAAGAAGGCTGTCAATGTCCTGTACTGGAACATCTGTCAAAATAGTTCCGTTGACTTTAATAGCTTTGAGGCGACCTGCAGCGCCAGCAGAACCTCTTACGGCAATAGAAGAAATGCTTGAAGGTGGATTAGAAATAGTGACCCACTGGTCAGATGTTGTCCAGCTTGGAGACACAGAAACGTCAGAGCCATTTACTCGCGTCCCTCCTCCATTGTATGCCCCATGTAATTCTAAAGAAGTGACGCCTGTTATCGCTGTTGCAGGGCGGAAGTACAGCCACGCCTCGGATATGTTTTGAGCGCCCACATAGTTGTTAGTTGTGCCATCAAATAAATCAGCACCTGTGCCTGTGTAAAACGCTTTGCTGGTTTCGTTAATGTTGTAGGTTGCATTACCTGCAAAAACACTTTCGGGCCAGCCGTTGCTTTTAGCAGACAAATTCTTAGCGGTCCAATGATTTTCACTACCGCTGGCGTCAACGCCTGGGGCAACACCGTCTACCAGGATCTTTCCATCAACTTCAACGGCAGCAAGAGCTGCTCTGTAACTTCCAGTAGCGGGAATGCTTCTCCTGATATTAAGTGAAGTCAACTTAAAATTAGAGCCAGATATTGCAGCAGAAATATCTATCCATTCGCCACCGCTTGTGCTGCTGTAAGAGTATTCGGTAGAGCCGCCATTTACAGAGACATGAGAGTAACTACCAACGTAAACTCGCAAAGAGCTTGAAACATCTACGCCTGAACCTGGAAATACATAGTTCAGAACAATGTTTGTGTTCGGAGAAATCTGTACAGCAGAGTTGTGCAATGCGTATGTAGTGATGTCGCCATCAAAAGCATTAGCTAGGTCAATAGGTGTTGTGCTGGTTCCGGCAGTGTTACCGGTAAATGTACCTCCGCCTGAGTAATCATCAGCAGCGTCAGGATCAAAGTCAAGATGGAAACCGTTTGTTCCACTAGGAGTACCATCTACTAAATAATTGCTTGAAGAGCCAGATCCGTTAATAGCAATAGCCCTAATTTCTACGCCAGAACCGCTACCCGATCGGGTCAAGCGAATTCTTAGCTTGTGCAAAGTACCTGAACCAGTTGCGACACTAATCCAAGCGAAGCCATTGAAATTAGCACTGCCCCCGACAAACGTTGTTTCACTGCCTAAACCGTTGCCATCTAGGTCAACGGACCAATAATTTGTAATGTTGTATCCATTTGCTGCGTAGCAATAGACTTGCACTCCGTTTGTAAAATTGATTGGAGTTGTGGGAGTAAACTCCATGTAATTGTCATAGTTATTGACATTCCAGGCGCCAGTGTTTAGATCACCGTCAAATGCTTTTTCAGCAGTATGACTGCTGTCATAATAACCGCTGCTAGATGTAAGCATTCCGCTGTACATCGTGCCGCTTCCGCTTGCGTTGTAATTACCTGCAAATTCAATAGCCTTCCAGGCACCAGTGGTAGCGTCAAACTCACCGAAGTCAGATGCAGCGAGTGCTTGACCATCAACAAAATGAACTTCGGCTAAATAAAAATCAGAATACGAGTAGTTGTAACCTATCCTGTGTTCGACAGCAGTGTTTATAGTAGTGTTAGTATTCTGTGCGGCATTATTATTAGTGTCAAAAGCGGTGATTTGTTCACCATTAACATATAATTTTACTCTGTCATTTGCGGTCGCGTTTGTTGTATCTACAGCTACAACAATATGATACCAAGCAGAGGGATCTCGAAAAACCTGTGTAGTGACGCGTCTAAAAATGTAATTACCGCCGCCGGTATCATAATGAATATCAATTTTGTCACTGCTACTAAATGCAATATCCCAACCTTGATAACCCCCTCCATAATAATTACCGAACATTCGCGGAGAGCCCGCGCCAATTGTAGTTCTTTTTACCCAGCAACTGTAAGTCCAAGTGCGCCCGTTTCCCGCAGACGAGGGAGTTCTGCTCAGATATGCACTATCACCGCTATTGAACCGCAAGCTGCGTTGGATGGAAAAGGCATCAGCGCCACCAGAACCAGCAGCACCTGCAAGAGCATTACCAAAGAGAGGCATTAGTAGTTACCAGTCCAAACAACTTGAATCTCTGTGGCGGAGCGGATCGTGTAATCCACGCGATCGCACTTGCTTGCAGTTTGCGTAATCGTTGGCGCAGTGCCGCCGCTAAACAAGAAAGCAGCAACCCAACCGCCTACTGCGTAGGGACCGCCTGATGCTGGCTGCTTGATAAAGATGCTTCCGGTCTGCCCTGCCGTTGCATTGCTAACCGTCACCGCCGTCACCGCTTCTGAAAGGGTCAAGCTGAAATTATTAGATGCAGAGAAGTCGATAGCAACGCTGCCAGATGAGCTGGTCAACGTTGTCAACTCTCCGCGCTGGCCAGCCGTAAAGGTTTGCGCGACGTCGGTCTTAGCTGTGTCTGCATCAAACCCCTGCAGCACTGAGCCGACCTGAGAAGAGACGTCAATTGTGTTGTTAGAAGCAGATGTCACCCGCCCCTTTGCGTCAACAGTGACCGCTGCCACTTGTGTTGCGCTGCCATAGGTGCCGGCGCTAACGCCTGACGCAGGCATGTTGTTTAGGTCTTCCCGCAGCATCGGCCTGCCGCCTGCGGTTGCGTTGTCGTGGACAACAAGGACGTCTTTATCTGTGTCGACAGTGACCTCGCCTTCAGCTCCGGTAAAGCTGCCGTGCTGTGTCGTTGTGCCTCGACGGAGCCTGAGCTGCTTTGCCATGGTTACAGAGTCCCGAAATCAATCGCGAGGTTGGCTCCATCAATAGTACCCATATTGGATACGCTGAATCCACCAGCGTTGAGATTGCCGCCAAGCACTGGGCTGGTGTCTTGCGAAACCGACGTAATGCCAGGGGCAATGCCGACGAAGTTGGCTGAGTTGTAATACTTCAGGATGTTGGCTGTGCCGTCATACCAAAGGTCGCCAGGGCTAGGGCTGGTTGGTGCAGTGTTCGAGATCTTGTATTCCTGCACATACCGGTTGATGTCGTTCAGGCTGCTGCTGACGTTTGACACCGCCGTGATGTTGTTAGCAACCGCCGTGACGTTGGTGCGGATGTTGTTGACGTTGGTGATGGCGTTGGTTGCCGTCGTGCCGTCTTCAATGTTCGCCAGGTTGCGGATGTCTGTGATGTTGTCTGCGCATGTCTCTAGTGCGCCACCACTGTTTGCCGCAGTAACTGCATCAGCAACAGAACCTAGGTCGTCAAACGTTGCCAGGTCATTTGCCACAACGTTGATGTCAGCCAGTGTGGCGCTGTCAGGCGCAACGTTTTGGTAAGACGATCCGTTGTACGCCTTGAGCACGTTGAGCGTGCGGTCATACAGCAAGTCGCCTTCAACCAAAGAACTGCCATCAGCACGCACGGAGGGGTTGCCGTTGCTGATCTGATACAGGTCGCTGAAGTTGCGAACGTCAGAAAGGTTGGTCGATACGTTGGCGATAGCAGTGGCATTGGCCGCAACCGTGGTCACCTCCGTGGCCTTTGGCACCAGGCGGTGGAAGTTGTAGGTGTGCAGCGTGCCAGTGGTTTCAACAAGTACGCCGAAGCCAGCGGTCAGAACTGTTGTGCCGCAGTTGTTGATCGTGACAGTGTTGGTGCCAGACCCGTTAGAGATGCTGACGACGCCAGTGTTAGGCGTGCGTGTTGAGCCGATGGTTGCGATGCTGACGATGGTTCCAGGCCCGTTGTTGACGTCAGGGTTTGTGACAGGAAAGCTGGTCTCGTTTGCAATGGGCACAAAGCCGCCAACGTCGTCGACCAGGTCAACAACTCGAGCATCGATAGCCGCAGTCGTTGCGATCTTCGTGTCGCTTGCAGACCATGTGTTGCCGCTGGCAATCGTTTCGCTTGTGTCTTGCCTGAAGTAGCGAGTGTCTGACGCCTGCGTTGAGAAGAAGCTTGTGTCGTTTGGCGTGACAGATGCAACTTCTGAATCCGTAACGACAGTCCCGGCCGTCAGTTTACTTGCATCAATAATCCCTGATGCCAGCTTGGCGGCAGTGATTGCTGCGTCTGGGATCTTGGCGGTTGTAACACTTGCATCTGCAAGCTTGGCAGTTGTTATGTTTGCGTCTGGAATCTTGGCGGTGGTTACATTATTGTCTGCAATTTTTGCGGTTGTAATAGCCGCGGCCGCAACCTTTGCAGTAGTAACGTTTGCGTCAAGTATCTTAGCGGTGGTTACATTTGCATCGGCAATCTTTGCTGTAGTAATTGCAGCATCAGCAATGTTTGCTGTCTGATTAACACGACTGTCGACGTAATTTTTAGTAGCGGCGTCTTGCGCGTTGGTCGGATCAGTGACGTCAGTCAGCCTGCTGTTGCCAAGCGTTGGCAGACCTGTCGTTGTACTAATGGTGACAACCTGTTTCTGGATGTCATCCAGCTCCTGATCCAGGTACAGCTGCTGCAGAGCGTTGGTGTCTAAGTCAGCAGCCGTCAGCGTGGAGCCGTCGGTGTAGTCAACCAGCGGTGCATTAGCTGGCGTTACCCTGCGCACCTCAACCCTGACGCCAGACCCAGGCGCTGCACTGAGCTGCGCCGTGGTGTCATTAGCGAAGGTGAACGACGTGTCGACAAAGTTGACGAAGACTTTGACGTGCTCCTTCCTGATGTACGGAAAGGCAATAGCGTACTGAGTGGTGCTTCCGTTGCCGGTGAAAACCTGGTAGGCGTAAGGCATTAGTTCAGAGCGTCAACGAAGGTTTGCGTAGAGCTGCCCGCCTCGCGTAATAAGTCGAGCTGGCCTTTGTTTCTAATTACAGCATTGTCAGCACGGATCTGCTCTACCTGCCGCAACTCCTCAGCAAGCGCCGGGCTCTCCTCGACAAGCAACGTCTTGGCGGCCGTGACGTACTCCCTAAACAAGCTGCGCACTTCAGCCATCCGCAAGCTTTCAAACTGGCCTGAAGGCCGCGATCTATCAGCAGGGTTGCCGCCATAGCCAAGCGATGCGTACTTCGGATCTTTTGTAACCAAGTCGCGCATTGCATCTTCTAGGTGCTTGCCTCTGATCTTTACTTCCTTGGTGCCGATAACAACAAGGCGATCAAGCTCTTGCGGAGACAGCACACGGTTTGGCAGCTTGTCGCCAAAAGTAGTGTCGGTCCACCACTGAGCCATTGAACCTTTGCCGTACAACTTGCGGATCTCGATGTCGATTGGATCGTCCGACAGGGTGCGGGTGACAAAGGCACTGGTCGGACTAAGCAAGTTGAACGCACTGCGCGCCCATGGCTGATCAGCAGGAATTAAGTTTGTGCCGAGTGCCTGTGGCATAGGCACTGGATTGCCTGTGATTGGATGACGCTCAGGCGGAAACTCTGCACTTGCTCCGGGCAAACGCATGCGCATTAGCTGCATGGTTTGGGCAGGAATAGCCAGCGGCGCAAACTCCGTAGCTGGGCCTGATGGCAACAGCTGCGGGCCAACACGCATGCCAGCAAAGAATGACGGCATAAAGGCGCGCAAGTTTGTAGCGATGTACCGAGTCCAAGCGTTGACCCTGCCCTCCCTGCTGCCTGCTCTGCCGTTGTCCATGGCGTTGGAGTAGAGATCCATCAAGCGACGGAACGGCTCAAGAACAGTTGAGTTGAATTTGCCTGGGCCTAAAGACCTGGCGACACCAGCAATAGACACAGCAACTTGCGACGCTGCGGTTTCCGCGTCTTCGTAGCTGACGTTTTCAACCAGCTCCTTGTATTCGCCAACAATGCCGATCATCGTGGCCAGTCCATCCAACGCACGCACCTGAATCAATGGCGTGTATTGATCAGTAAATGGCACACGGAAGCGGATGCTGGTTGGCATGTAGCCAGTGAAATCCGCAGTCGGACCAGTTTTGCGTTCACGCCAATCAGCAGGATCAAAGCCAGTGACTTGGATGTACCCGCTGTTCAGCAGCTGCGTGATGATGGCAAACGTCATGCTGCCAGTAGCCATCTCACCGAGCGCCCGATAGCGGGTGAACTTGTCCTCGCTGTGGATGTCGCGCCAGAAAGTGTCGACCAACAGGTTTGCGCCAGGCACCATCCGCATTGCACCCTTCAGCACGTTGACCGGACCGCGCGGCAAGGCATAGATGATTGAGCCGAGCGGGTTCTCCCGCACAAAGTTCGACGCCATTTCTGCTGGCCGCCACAACCGAGTGGCGAGGGGCCGGCCGTCTGGCGACTCCTTCATGTAGGAGTAGGCAAACTTGTCGACGTCGACAGGATCCGTCAGCCCCTGCTCTCTCGCCTTGCGAATCCCCATCTGATATGTCCGGGGTTCGTATGTCGACTTGAGCGGATCAGTAAACGCCACATAGTCCATGACGTTTTTGGCGTGCGTGCCGGTGAGCGCGCCACCTTTAACAACTGCACCGCTAGGCAACGTGACGTCACGCATCTGCCGACGCAGCAACTTCTCTGTTTCTTTGCTGGCGTGATCCCACACTTCTTTTGAGCCAGGGCTGCCAACACCGACGCGAGCAGCGTGGTCAAGCTGTTCGTCCATCAAGCGAGCCCACTCAACTGACGGGCCCACCATGCCGTTAATAAAACTGTCGATAGCAGTGATGGGACGACCAACGGTTGCCCGCGCGGCACGAGCTATGTAGTGCGTAGCAACAGCAAGGAAGTTTTTGTTGTTGACGTCCATCGACCAATGACCGTCGTCAATCTCTTGCATCTGCACATCACGCAGTGTGCCCTGCTTAGGCCCAGCGTCACGGAACCTGTCAAACCCTATGTAGTCAACACCAAGGTTGCCGAACGCTTCGTTGTGCTTGAGCGATGCGCCAGTCAACCGCAAGGCATACATCAAGTTTTGGCCGTACTTCATGTACGTCTTGAGGCTGAGGCTTGAGCCTTGCAATGCGCCTTGCATGCCAGGCATGTCGCCACGCAAGCCACGGGCGGCAGCGTCCATCAACCCACCAGCAGCCATCTGGCCTGGCAACGTGGCGGCCCGATAGGCACTGCCAAACAACATCGTCCACCAGGTGCGTGGGGCAGACAGGATCGACATGACATGCCACTGCTGGATGTTGCGGGCAATGCCAGAACCAGTCGGCGCTTCGCGCATGAACTGAGCCATGCTTGCCGCATACTTCTTGTCTGCCCTTGCTTGGATTGCAACGTCAGCAAGCAGGTCGACGTACTCCTTGGCATCGCCTGTCGGCCTGCCTGTCTTGATTGACGCCACTACCTCAGCAGGCAGCACGCGATCAAGCAGGTTGCCGGCTGCACTGACCTCCTCAGCAAACTCGTCAGCTGCAGTTGCCTTGCTTGCGGCTGGGGGTGCAACCTCTGCCTTGGAGCCAACAATGCGGTTGGCAGCATTGACGTCATAGACAACGACCTCGTCAGTCGGTCCACCACTGCGGCCAATCATTTCTGTTTCATGCCGCAGGCCCTGATAGCCAAGGCCGGTCACATAGTCCTGCAGGCCTGTCTTTTGCTCTGGTGTCAGCTCAAGGCCGTTGGCTCCTTTGCGCATGCGGCCCAGGTCCAGCTCACGGATCAGGTCCGCGAGGCTCTTGTCCATTGACGGCAGGTCCAGGATCTTGACGTCACGCTGCAGTCCGCCTTCCACTAAGGCGCCGCCATAGCCGGGCATGCCTTCGTAATTAGCGGTGTCAGTAGTGAAGTAAACGCCGTCGCCCAGTGCGCCCTGTGCTGGCTGCAAGCCATCGCGCACAGCAGCTTCACCAGTTTCTTTGGTTGTCGGATGCTGCAGGTTGACGCCTTCAAGCAGCTTGGCGTTAAGCATGTTGGGGTCAGCCTTCATCTGCGCAATACGCAGCTGTTGTGCCGCTACTCGCGTCATGCGTGCGTAAGCAGCACCTAGGCGCAACGCATCATTGGTTGCAGCGACAAGCTTGCTAGCGGCTGATGCCCTGGCGTCAGCGCCAACAGCGCCGCTGTATTCAATGGCGGCCAGCGCAGCCTTTTCGTTTGCGTCGTCGAGCAGGATTTGCGTGGCACGAATAGACGCCAGGTCTTCGCCAGCAGCAAGGTCGCCTTTGCTGGCCCGCTCAGCCAGCTCCAGCAGCCGATCAAGGTCGCCGCCAGTTTCAGCCAGCACCTCAATTGCTTTGCCGTTGATCTGTTCTTCGCCAAACGACGGGCGGCCTGTCAGTTCTGCGCGGTCAACAGAACCGGTCAGGGTTCTGCGCACACCGTTAAATGCAGCGGCCATTTCATCGCCACTCAGCTCGATGTAGCGGGTCTTGCCACTGCGGCTGGCATAACGACGCACGTCGTCCTGCAGCAAGTCCTCTACAGAGACGTCGCCACTGGCAAGCGCATCCATGTTTTCGTTGATGCGACGTGCAACGTCGTCAGGATCCGGGGGTTCTACAGCCAGTTGCGGCTCACGATCAGCAAACTGACGCGGCACACGCTCTGCCATTTCGCCCTGGTAGGCACGCTCAAAGACGTCGTCCCACTTCTGGTAGCCGCGGCCCTTCAGCCAGTTGCCAGCAGCCTCTGCGATCTGCGCCAGCTTTTCAAACGGCTCCGCCCAGGTAGCAGTGCCGTACTCACCGCGGTATTGCCACCAGCCGCCAAAGGCAATGGCCTCTGCCTCCTTGCGGCCAATCTGTCCGCTAAGCAGTGCATCCTTGTGCTCAGGCGAAACACGGGCAGCCAGCTTGCGCACTTCGTTCTCCGCAGCGCCGAGCACTTCAAACTCTTGCCGCGACATGAATCGGTCCTGCAGCCGGTGAAAAGCTTCGTGATACGCCGAGTAGAGCTTGCGGACAAACGACAGTGGGTTGGACTTGTGGAACATCGCCACATAGATGACGTCCTCCGCAGGGTCAGCGCCCTTGGTGAACATGCCTGAGGCGCTGAACTCGTAGCCTTCCGGGCGCCCATAGGCGCGGGCCTGGCCAGGGGTCATGCGCCCTTGAATGCGTGGCACCAGCTCGACGTTGACGTCTGGGCCAGCAACCTTGGCAATCTCGTCAAGCAGAGCAGCGCGCTCTTGAGCACCAAGAACTGTCGGGCCGGTGTACTCCTCGCCTAAGCGGCCAAAGGAATAGCGAACGTTGTTGATTGGCGGCAGCTCAGCCAGCTGTCCGCCGTCACGCCATGCACCACTGTCAGGCACCAGGTACTCGTCAGCATCGCCAACCTTTTCGCCCAGGCCTGCACGGATACGCGCACCAGCTTCAGCAATAGTGGATTCATGCAGGCCTAGCTCACCCTGCAGATAGGCCAAGAATTTCTCTCTGTTCTTGGATGGGCGGCCTTTCTTGACGGTGACGCTGTAGATCAGCGCATCAATGTCAGATTCCCACTGCAGCTTTGTGTTGCGGTAACGCGGTGAGCCGTACTTAAACGGCACGGTGGGCGGCGCTTGTGGCACTGCAGCTGGAGCAGGAGCTGGTGCCGGCTCAGGTGTAGGCAGTGGCTGCTCGATCGTGGGCTCATTGATCTGCGAAGGGTTGCCAGTGATCTGGCCGCCAGCACTGCGCAGCTTCTCGACGACAGCGTCAAACTCTTCTTGCGACAGATGCTGCAGGCTTCTGCGCAGTTTCTCAACGTCAACCTCAGGCCGTGCAGCAGGTGTGGGCGCAGGGGCTGGAGCAGGCGATGCCTCGCCCTCAAGCGCAGCCCTGACACGCTGCAGGTTTTCGCCAACGACAGTCGTCGCACGCTTGTTGCCTTTAACCTCGGCAGCCAGCTCCGTGATCAGGTCACTAAGCGGGCCACTCATGTTGGCCAGCCGGTTAAACACAGCCTCGCCCTGCTGTGCTGTGGCACGGGCTGCGCCTGATGCCTCTACGTCAATGACGTTGCCGGCCTGCTCTAAGTAGCCAGCTTTCTTGGTGCTGGCTGCTGCGCTCAAGGCGTTGATCTCAGCCCGCAGTTGGCCACGGATTGCGACACGCACCTCTAGCTGCTTGCTGAAATCGCTGCTCAGTAGTTGGTCAAAGCCAGGCAGTCCCAGGGCATTGGGGTCATCGACTGATTCGACTTGCGCAAAGCGAGCAATGCTTGCTGCTTCTGCAGTCTTGGCAGCTGACCACTTCTTGCGCTTGGCGGCTGACGCCAGATCACGCATCACCTGCTCTTCTGCACCGCTGCTGCCGATAGCTGCACCGATGTCGATAGTCATGTCGCCACGGGCGACCTGGTTAAACAGCTCGTCAGGCAGCTTTGCCAGGGGTGCAGCCTTTGCAAAGATGGCGCCGCTCTTAGGCATGCCCTGGGCAACCATGTCCTCGCTTGACATGGCCGACTCACGCATGATCTTGGCTGCGTCGATAGGCGTGCCATTGCCCTCAGCAATGTTCTGCATCGCGCCTTTCAGCCGTGCTTCAGACGCGCTGGCAGCGTCCATAAAGCGCACGTTGATGCTGCCGCGGCCTGCTCTTGCAGCACGGGCCAGCCGGTTGTGGCCGTTGACGACATAGGTTTTGTTGTCGGCAGGGTCACGCCAGACGCTGATGACGTTGGCTAGGTCAGCGTTAAAGACGTCAGTGTCTGACAGTGAGCCGCTCTGCCCAGTCCGGGTCAGCTGACCAGCTTCTTTGAACTGGAATCGCTTCGGATCAACAGCAATGTTTTCGACCGGGATGGTGGCAACAGTGCCTGCCGTGACGTCGTCAACGGTTGGCGGCTGTAGCACCGGCGCCGCTTCCGGCTCTGCCGGTTGCTGCTGCACTGCCTTGTAAAGAGCGTCGACGTTCTCGACTTCTTCCTGCGCCAGCGTCAGCTCTTCTTCTGCTGCACGCATGCGGTTGAGTTTGTCCTCTGCTGTGAGCGTGTTGACCCGTGCAACCAGCTCTGCCTCTTCTGCAGGCTTGCGCCCGGTGATGCGGACGGGCTCTTCAGCTACCGGTGCCGGCGCTGCATCGGCAGGCGCTTCTGGCGTTACAGGCTCGTCAGTTGCTTTTGCGTAATCAACAGCAGCGTTGATCTGCCTGACGCGAGATCGAGCAACGAGATTGGCTATTGGTGTTGTCGCAGCATCAAGAGTGCCGCCCAGCAACGCACCGCCAATAAGGCCAGTGAGAGCAGACTTTGCCTGCGCCACCCGTGCCGTGTCGTCAGGGCCAGCGACAAGCAGGTTTCGCAGCGGCTCTTCTAAAGGAGTTCCCTTGGCTGGAGTCAGCAACGCTTCGCCAGCCGTGGCGTAGCGGTCCTCAAGGAAGTAGTCGTTAAATGCGCTGGTTACATATTGATCTTGAGCCCCTGTAATAAATCGTCCAAGTGCTTGCTTGCCCAGGCTTGGCGACGCCTTCAGCGCAGCCGCTTGCTTGCTAAACAGAGGAATTGGCGGTGGGTTAAAGCCTGTGGCTTTTAGCCCTTTGCTAATGGCAACGAACTGAGCGACTGACGCCGTCATGTCAGCCAAGAAATCGACAGTGCCGTTGCCGCTTGGTTTGTAGACCGGCTCGCCAGTAAACGGGCTAGGCGTGTTTGGCTGCTCGTAAGTCGGCTCTTGCAGCGGTACTAACGGCTCACTGCCTGCATAGCCCTTCGGGATAAAGCCCAGGCCCGGCAACTCACGGATCTGATCAAGAGTTCTGCCTGCCTCTGCCTGCTGGGTAGCCGCGGCGTTCAACAGGTTTTGGCCAAGACGATCGCCTGCTTGCTCTAAATAGTCCTGTACTGGCTCAGGCACCAAGTCAGCCAGTTGCTGCAGGTTGTTTGCAAACCCCTCAGACGTAAGCGGATTGCGCAGCCGTGCTTCTTGCTCTTCTTGCTTTTGCCGCTCCTGCTCCTGGGGCGATTCATACACCAGACGCTCAACGCCGTTTTCGTCCTTGATGTTTACGAATGGCATTGCTTAATCGCCCCGCAGGAACCGATCTGCATTTTGGTAGTGACCACCGCCAGGAAGCAAATCTTTGAGTGCCGAGTTGACGCTGTTGCC